GGGGAGGGAAAGGGGGAGCACGGAAGATGTTAGGGGGATTATAGGGGGTAATAGGGGTTGTAGGGGAAAGAGGGGGACAAAAGGGGGAAAGAGGAAACAAGGGGGAAAGGGGACAAAAATTTGAAAGCCATTTCCGAGAGTGATAGTTGAAGTGTTTTTTTCGTCTCACACATCTTGCTTCCGTCTCACTTTGCCCTGCGATTGGACAAATAGTCGTTGGTATCCGACCATCTGGCTGCTATCATCGCGGGAAATGCGTGTAAGAGCCTGTCTGCCGCGTTTTTCTGGCTGACCATGAAAAATCCGTTCTGCCAGCTCCTACATCGGTCTGATTGCACGGTCTGGTTTGGGATACGTCATCAGCATCAACGGAGAGCCGTCCAAGAGCGTCTGTGGCGCGTTTTTGTGATGAAGTCGATAAAGTTATCGTCTAGCACCTAAAACGCCTTAAAGCAGGCTTTCTCTCGGTGTTTAAGCGAAACAAGAAAAAGCCATCCTGTCATAAGTTGACAGAACAGCTCTTGGCGGTTCGTTGTATTGCGCTCATTCTTCAACCAGAGTGATTTTTGGAAGCTGGTCAACAGGTGTTCTCATAACCCACTGAAATGTCTCCCAAAGCCCATCGTACGTCTGGAAGATGTTTGCATGGCGTCTTTCATCGCCCCGATGAGCCCCGATAAAAAGTCTTACGGCAAAATCAGCTTCATTGCGTTGCAGGCCAATGGACATTAACAGTTTTTTGTATCGATTCTGCGTCATCTTTTCGTTCTCCTTTCAATCCATCCAAGTGTACTCTTGGAACCGTTGAATTTGCTTGTTAAACGTGATCGGAAGGTCGCCTATCTCGCCTTCCTTGTTCTTGCTTAGCCGAAACAAGTACTTGTCTGGGTTATCACCCGACAGAAGGATGATTGCATCTGCGTCCTGTTCAATCTGTCCGCTCTCTCGCAAGTCGGAGTTGGTAGGCGTTGCTCCGGGCTTGGATGGGTTTCGATTAAGCTGTGCCAGAGCCACCACGACAATGCCTGTTGTCTGCGCCAGCTCGTGTAATGCAATGGATATGGCTGTAATGGCGGCATATCTGTCCTTTGCGCCTGTTTCGTGGATGAGTTGAAGATAATCTACGAAGATGACCTGAGCCTTTTTACGGAGAGCCTGAGCCTTCATCCACGCCACGTTCTTTCCGGCAGCGGAGCGGATATATAATGGCATCTTCATGTTCTTTGCCTGTCCGTCAATCTCATTCAAGCTGACCGCCTTATTTTTCACCGTGTCCAGAGGGCAGTATATTTGATTAGCCATCAGACGTGCGCCCAGTTTGCGTTTGCTGGTTTCTAAGCTGAAATAGTACACGGTGTAGTTTTGCTTTGCCATGCTTGCTGCTATTTGCAGGGACAGGGCTGTCTTGCCCGCAGACGGTCTGCCGCCGATGATGATGAAATCGCCCGGTGAGATGTGCAGTGCTTCATCCAGACGCTCTAGGCCTGTTTTGATGTACACAGGCTTCTCATCCATGTGAAGCACATAGTCGTTTAGCACATCCTCGTATGTCCACGCATCTTCTTCCTCAGCTTTCAGGCTCATTGCCTCGCCCATCTGCTGGTAGATGTCTGATAGATCAGAATAGTCGGTAAGCTCGTTGGTCATCTGAAATGCCAGACCTTGCACACGAATAAGTGCAGCTTGTTCTCTGATAAGCTGTACCCAACGCTGCATCTGCTCTCTATCAATGCGTACACACTCCGATTCGCAGGTCTGTGCACACGCCAAGAGCGTCTGCGCTACGTCTGGATGCTGCGTGTTTATTTCGACTATATCTATCTTACCCCTAGCCGTCCAATAGCCCTGAACAGCCGCAAAAGCGTCTCTCAGCTCAGGTCTGAACAAGTCAAGTTCAAGGTCTGGTATGATTTCATCCACAACGCCCGGCTTGCAGAGCATCAGCGCACCGATAAATACCGTTTGAACGTCCATTGTCATAGTCTAGGAAACTCCATCTCCGTACTTTGCTCGTACTGGTCATCCTGTTTCAATGCGTAAATGTCCTGCCATCCGGCATAGATACTCTGGTCAAGGATGGCTTTCCAGTCATGCCGATCAAACTTTTCCAGCTTGTTGCAGAGCATCTGTTTTGCCCGGTCTGTCATAGGCTTCTTGATTCTTGTACGCATCTGTGCGAACTCTCGCAGGGATTCCAACAGGGCTTTATCGCCATGAGCAAAGTCGGAGAAGATGTCAGGTTTCTTCTTGACTGCGCTCTCCGGCAAGGTCTTGACGTTCACATGACTGTCAGTTGATACAATGGGTTCATTGTCATCTGACTTTGAGCTCATATATGAGCTGACCTTCATCTCATTTATGATATGAGAATGAGCTGACTTTCGTGTAGACCATCCTTTTGACGCAATATCGCTTCTTTTACGCTCTTCATCGAGCAGATGCTTAATCAAAATGAAACAAGATTCTGCTTTTTTTGAGTTCAAAGTTGCGTCTTTTTCTTCAAAAACATATGCACAGATTGCATCGTAAAGTTCCAATTTCTCTTTACTTTTGAGTGTGGAGATGGCTTCAAAGTAGTATCGCTGAAATGTAAAGCTGTCTCGTTTTTTGTCCATACCTATCCCCCATTAAAACAGGCACTCAGCGTCAGGTTCACGCAGCCATCCTTCGCCCGGAATGTTGACTATCTCATAATACTGCCGTGCAACGTAGATTGTTTTCTGCCCATCCTCAGCGATCAGACCGATAATCAGATAGTTGCTATGAGCCATAAAGAACCAAGGGTTGCTCTTGTAGGTCTCGCCTTTCATCCAGTTCTTCATCCTGTTCACGGCTTTTTCAATATCCTTATCGGGGCAGTCCGGGTTTTCGTATGCAAAGAAATCCTCAGGAAATTTAAGCTTTTTCACTTTCTAAATCCCTCTCTCGTTCTCACAATTCGTTTGCAACCTTCATGTATCTTTGCGCCTTTACGGTATACAGGTCGGTTGTGCTTCTGCTTGATATAACCACACTGCGTTTCGGACTGTCTGATAGCATTTGCAAGCTGTTCAAGTGATGCAGCACATTGGGTCATCGCTTCTGTTAATCCTTCAAATCTATCCATTTTTAATCCTCCTTACGCATACCATTTCGGCGCTTCGTTGAAGATTTCCACGCCTTCTGTAAAGCCAAGTCTATCTAAGGTTTCGCACATAATGCCATCCATCACGCCATGCACACGCTCCTCATCATCTCCGTATGCTCTGTACGCTTCTCGCATGGTAGCCGTAAACGAGGCAATCATATCTTGCGTGATAACGATATTGTTTTCCATAAGCCATCCTATACCATCGGAAACGTCATTCAATGCGTCACAGGACACTGAATGTTCGGGTCAATAGTCGGTGTTGCATCAATAGCATCCAGCACCTCATCATAGAAAGCTCCTCCATCGGGATTCGAAAACGAACTAGCTCTGTCTGCGTCCAAAGCGCATTTTTCAATCTTCTGGCGCAGCGCATCTGCATCAATCGGTCTCATATCTGTCAACCCTCCGGCTCATAAATGCGCATCCAATGTGTGACCGTCACGTTATCCGGCAGTCTCTCGCCTATCTCGTCCCAGAACTGACCGTCTGCGTAACAGCCGAGAAAGTACGCTGTTGGCGAGATTCCTTGCAACATTTTTCCATCTTTATCACGCCACATTGTCTTAGTCGCAAGCAACAAAGGCTGCGTTCGCTCTCGTGGCGGTTCGCTGGCTGGATGCCAAAGTGTGTTACTCATAACTTGTTCTCCATCAAAGAACCGCAGTTCGGGCAGTAGTTCCAACGTGTATGATGATTTTTTGTGTGGCATCTGCTACACTCGAACCTTGTAAATGTATCGTCCTGTACAATCCATTCAGCAGTTCTTTCCAGTGCTGTCGGTTCATCCTCCACTACTTCAATGGCATCGCCAATACCGCAAGCACTGCATCTAACGCCGTTGTAGTTCTCACAGCCATCGCAATAAGCTTTCTCGATTCTTTCAATAAGTGCGTTTCGTTCAAGGTATTCTGGATAATTAGCCATTGTCTTTCACCTCGATTGTTGGCGCATTTTCAATAGCTGTTATTACGTCTCCGAGCACATCGAACATTAAGGCGTTAAATGTGTAATCAGCTTCATCCACGCTTGCATACTCCATCTGCCTATCAGAAAAATAAAATTTGAGTGCATTTGCATCAATCGGTCTGGTTTCCATTGCCCGTCCTTTCTTCAAATCGTGTTATCAACACTTATAACCGTAAACGCTAAAGATGATCGCAAACCCAACGAGAAAGAAAAGAACATTGACTGCTACAACCGCAATGGCTTTCAAGATTACGTTGTCTATGTATTTGTCCAAAGTGCTAAAAACTATATATTTTTCGAGCAAATAAATCGGGGAAACGAACACAAAACCAATCATTGTCGTCAAAACAAAACCGAGTACAATTTCAAACAAAGACATTTTTCTTTCTCCCTTCAATCTCCATCCCATACGCCGTCAGGACGCATCTTTGCAAACGCCAGCAAACCATACAAAGCGCGTTTGGCGTTGCCCTCTGTGGCGTTCCAGTAGTCGCTATCGTCTACATCATCGCCTAGTGCAGAAATAGCCTTTTCAAGCATCGGGATGCTCTCTGCGCCTGTTTTGCCATAGATCGAGCGGATGCCGTTCTCACCAAACACTTCCGGTCGATAATAGAAGTGACCGTAATTATAGGTGACGTTGAGCCACAGCTCTTTTGTACCGCCCATAGCGCGCATACCGCCTGCGATAAAATGCGTACTATCCGCTTTGAGCGGTTTATGCGTTACTGGGTCGCATAGATAAATATCGTAGCTCATTTTCTCATCCTTTCGCCAGCCATACAGCCAAAAATCCACCGCAAAAGATAACGGCGTTGATAGTCGCCATTATTATCGCATGAATAATTGTTGAGCGTTCTGGATGCTTCCATGACCATTCAATTGAAATGCTATCGGTCATATCCCAAAGAAACATTTCAAGAACCGCAATAAAGGCTCCAACGAATAATGTTATAATTGACCCAAAAACAAATATGATGATCGTATCTTTAGCTGTCATTTTCTCTTTTCTCCCATTCCTTGCATCCACATTCGTCCCACACGAAGTCTGCAACGTATTCTGACTGGTCATTCACGCACACGCCCTCCGGCTCTGCGTACCATTTGCAAGAGCCACAGGACGGCTCAGATTTGTTCTCACAGGATTCTGCTGTGCATCGGATAGCCTTACCAGCGGAGAACTGCTTGATGCCCATGCAAGAGCAATGTTCGGTGGTGCAGTAAACATCCATTATCTTTTCCCTCTCTTTCCCCTGTTGAACCGCCCGATCACTCGCTTATACTCCTCATAGCACTCCGGGCACAGGTCGCCTGTGTCCCTGCGCCATGCCCAGTCCTTGAAGTATTCGTCAGGGTTCATCATCCTGCCGCCAAGAACTGCTCCGCAGCGGTCACATACTCGCTTATGGTAGATTCCTCTGTCAGTTTGCATTAGTCGTCCTCCCCAACGTCCTTAAACAGGATTTCTTTGTAGGCTTTCCAGTCTTTGATTTTGCACGGAATATCCGTGCCGGGTACGGTCTTTTTCAGCCCATCCATCTGCCAGACGTTCCATGAGATGGTGTCTGCAATGCAGTCAAGAAAAATGGGCATGAAGCCGATTTCCAGCTTTTCAGCCTCAAACCGATACCTAAAATTTTCGATTAGCGTCAGGAATAGGTTGCACCTTGCCAGCAAGAGATTGTCTCCCTGCCACTCATAGCCGTATGTCGATGCGTAGGCGCTAATTGCCCAGCACATCCACATATCGTAGTCATGGAACTGCTCTGCCAGAACATTCAGCTTTCTATCCAGCAGACCGATTCTGTCCGGCACGGCAATCATCTGCCCTGTTGTGGTGTCGTATCGGCTTGTGAGGAACGGTGCTTCGCCACAGGTTACTTCAAGGCAAGTCTTATTGATGTATTCTTTCCAATCCTCGCCCTTCAGGTCGTTTTCTGCAACGTCTGCCATCTTTTTGCAAACCCAAGTCGGCGTAAACACCTCTGCTTTCTTGCTGGTGCGCTTCTTCTGGTCTGCCAGCCGTTTCTGCACACGAGGGACAAGCTGAACTTTGTCCAACTGTTCCAGTGTGATTTCATCTGAAAAGCCCACGCTCAGTTCAGGCGGCGGGTCTGTCGCCCAGATGATGTTCTTTCCTGTCGTGTGGTCTTGCAAGAGGACAGGCAGGAACATGCGTAAGCATTGGTCGGAAAAGTCAATCAAAGTTCCCATTTGTCAGCCCTCACCATGATTTTGTTTTTCTCTTTCAGCCAGTCCTTGACGCAATGAAAACAATGCTCACGGTTCTGGCAACGCTCCGGGTCACGATGCTTGATAAGCTCGCAGATGCCCCGCGTAAAGTTTTCTGTAATATCTTCGTCCGTCATGGAGCGGATAAAATCGCCGTTAGTCATGTTCGACCACCTCTTCTGCCACTTCTTTGTACTCCACGTCAATCCCTTTAGGCAAAGCCGTCTGGTATTTCTGCGCCAACTGCTCTGCGCTCTGGGCATCACCCAACGGCTGTTCAGGCGGTGCAACGGTGACTTCCACGTTGTCACGCATACCAAAGTAGTTCTTAGCTCGGAAAATCCACTCTGCCGGGTTCTCCTGACCGTACATACCGTTGTATGCCCACATGGATTGCATTTGCAGAATCAGCTTCAAGATGTACTTCTGCTGCAAGCTGTCGTCACGGCGTTTGCCAGCCATAATCTGCTTCAGGCTCACCCATTCGATGCCCAGCACCAGTGCAATCCATTCCACCACAGGGGAGATTCTGGCTTCGATACAAGCGTCAAAGAAGAAGTCAAGGCGCTGCTGCACTTCAATCGGGTTGTTCATGTCCACGCTCGGAAGGTCGCCAAAATACTTGGCTGCAATCATGCCAATGATTTTTTTGTCCTCTTCATCACCGATTCTCGACTGCAAATCGCCTGTATTTAGCATCTTAGACCTCGTGATTGCTAACTCCTGTTGTTCTTTCACCTTTTTACTCACCTGTGAACGGATAGATTTCCGCTTGTTAAGCATCTGTTGTTTCTTTTTCTCTCGCTCTTTCTCACGCTTCGCAGCGGCTTCCTCTTTCGCCTTTTGCGCTCGCTTCTCACGCTTTTTCTTTTCAGCTTCGGTCAGCGGCGGTCTGCCACGACCACGCTTCGGTGGTGTTTCCATGTATCAGACCTCCTTGATGGGTTTCCAAACAGGGTATGCGTATGGATGCTTTGCAACGCCATTCCACAACCACTTATATGGATAACCTACGCAATCGGACTTTGTGATCGGCCCAGCAATCGCCATCACATAGCCGTTTTCATCTGCATCTTCTTTCTTAGGTGGTTGTTCGAATGTGCTTCTCCACAAGCCCTCAAACCCAATTTCGCTATAAGAGTAGGTTTCAAAATAATGTGTAGCCATCCCAAGTTCTTGCTCAATATCGCTACGGATGCTCTTGTCATCCTCGTCCGCTTCGGTTTCGAGAACAAGGTAAATCCGCTTTTTCACACTCTCACCTCTTCATCTTCGTTTCGATGCCATCCAGCTTCCATGCAATCTGCCAGACTGCACAGCAACTATCCAACTGCCGCCACCATGCACACTTTTCTTTCTCGCATACGCATCGCCCAAGCGGATTGCTGGTCATCTTCATCGGGCAGTAAAGTTCGTTGTCCATCATTTCCACCCCATCACAACAGCCGTGCAAACGACCAGACACACGTTGACGAACAGCCAGACGAGCATTGCTTGACGTTCTTCAAACAGGTTGTCTGCCATGTTTTTGATTGTCCGTTCGGACTGAACTACCATCGCCAGCAGGACTAGGCAGACCAGCCAGCGAGTTGCAAATTCAAACATTGTTATCCTCCATAAAATCGTCCATGCTCAACTGACCGCTGATGTTGTCATCTTCCATCCACCAGCGAAAAACGTCCATGCCGGTCTGCCAGTCGCACGGCAAACCTTTTGCTTTTCGGGCATCGAGCATTCGTTCAAACGCCGAGATGTACATTTTCTCGTAGGCAGGCCAGTGCATAAACTCACGTTGTCTGCCCCCCCTACCAGAAATAGGACAGCCGATGCAGCCAACACGTTTTTGCCCTTCGCAATACAGCGGATTGATGGGCAGGTGCTCGCTGTGCGTGTAGTCCCACACATCATCGTCAGACCAGTCCACGATCGGATTGACGGTCATCTTGCCCTTAAGGTTGCAGGTTTCGAACAGTTGTCGTTTTTCATCGTTGTCGCCCATCATCGTAATTCTTTTTTCTTTGTTACGATGGTTAAACTCCATAATTCCACGATTGTTTTTTCTCGATGTCGACTCAGCCCAACGAACGCCAGTTGCAATAAAGCGATTTTTACCAGATGTTTCTTTCAACACAGAACAACAGTAACGCATAAGCCTCGTTGGTGGAACCATGATTTGCGGAATCAGCGTCCACATGGACACAGGCTTGTCCTTGTAGCGTGGCATGACGATGGAGCATTTGATTCCACGCTCTTCCATCGCCTTAAACTGCTCACGGATGAAATAGACTGTTTCCGGCGCATCTGCTGTGGTATGGCTGTTGACCACCTCGAAGTTGATTCCTGCACGTTCAGCCAGAGCCACAAGCACCTGTGAATCTTTACCGCCAGAGTATGTGACCATGAGCGGTTTCTTGTACCGATGCTCGGATAGCCGCGCAGCGTCCTGCAACCGTGCGATAGCAAGCTGCTCCTTATCCATCAGCTCCACCTTTCTCTCAGCTCTTTTTCGACCTGTTCTGACTTTGCGGTGATGTAATCTGCGAACTCGTCAGGGGTCATGTCCTCTTCTTTGAACTTGCCGACCATTTCCCAGTACCTATCACCGATACGGATGATTTTCTGCACCTGTTCATCGGTCAGGTCTGCATCGCACCGAAGGTTCTGAATCAGTGCGCCCCATGTGGCGGCGATGCCATCCAGAGCCATGCGAAAGCCATACAACTGGTTCTGCCGTGCGATTTTGCGGAGGTTGGTTGGCTTGACCTGTTTACCGCACAGTGGGCAGTTTCCAAATTTATTCATCTGACTGCTCACTTCTGTTCTCCTTTCAACCAGTCGTTCAGCTTTGCCATGCAAGAGGGGCAAAGGCGATACTCGTAATCATACGGAACACCAATACCCCACACACGCATCTCAATGTCGGTGAAGTTGTTATATTCGTATAAAGGATACGTCTCCCCGCACCTATCACACTTAAGCGTCTCTCCCATGTTCTTTCTCCAATTTCTTTAACAGCCCATCCACGTCATACCGCCAATGGACACGCAGCCTTTTTGCTTTGACCTCTATCCCCTCTTGCTCTGCCCACTGCCAAGGGATGCTTTTCCGGCTCTCGTTGTAACGGAACGCCAGAACCTTGCTGGCAGGGAT